TACACCTATGAGAGCATTCTTGCTTCCAATATAATCTAATTCTTCATAGCCCATTGGTGATAACAAATCAAGTACACCATTGACTGGATTATCATATCGTTCTGAATGGATTTTACGTTCGTATAATATAACAGGTTTATATTTTTCAATAGTAGTTAGTCCGCCGCAAACAACAAAGGATTCAAAACCTTCAACGTCCATTTTTATAAAATCAACATCCTCAAAATTAAAACTATCAAGGGATTTAATTAAACTATTACCTTGTTCATTATATGCAATATGTGTTGAAAAGGTACTAGTAGGATTATAATTTAATGCTACACTTTCTTCTCGTTCGCCAAGGCCGCAAGGATGAACTGATACATTGTGTAAATTAAATTTTTTTACATTTTGTTCTAAACAATACCTAACATCATTTACAATTTCAAAACTTTGTACATTGTTAAACTTTTTTGCCATATGATATGTTAGGACACCATAATTGGCTCCAACATCAATTGCTGTTCTAAAGTTTCGGCAAAATGAAAATGCTTTTTCTAAATTAGTATTTTCGTAATCCAATACATTCTTAAGGCCTTGTTTAGAAATTGCCTTTTCTAAAGTTTTGTCTCCTTCGAGGACAATAATATTTTGAAAATTAGTAGTTGAAGGTATCATAGTCTTCCTTATATAATAATTTAACATAATCTATATCTACATTAATTATTTCTGGACGACTACTAGAATTGCCTACAAAGGTAGGTAAAGGAATGTCAAGCGGCCATTCTTCTTTTAAATTTTCTAACTTGATAATATAATCTATTTTAGTAATATCGTCAGGCAATGTCCATACTTGTTTCCAGTAATGTTTATTACCTGCTTTGCCTCGGCGCCATTTCCATTCTATTTTATCTAAGAATGTTGTTGCGTCCCAGTCTGGATTAAAACCTAATTTCCTAGCGGCTTGTTCTTGCAATTTGTTTTTTGGATATTTAAACATTGCATAAGTGCTTAGATATCTGTTAAGAGGATCACGTACTATGCAAAAGTTTTTAAGTCCGTTGGATAATGCTGTTTCGGCATTAATAAAACGTCCTTGTTTTTTAGCCTCTAACTTTGCTTTATGCCCTTCTAATGCCTCAGTAGACAAATTAAATCCGGCAAGTTGGCCAAAGTGATGCATAAATGTTGTAGTAGCATTTTTGTTTATACTCCAATAATTTATGCCAAGTTCTGGCCATGTGCTTATTGATCTTCTTAACGTTTCTTTGTTAAAGACTTGCATCTTCCATTCCTGCAACACGCAACTTAACAATATTAGTTAACTGCCACTGTTTTTGGTCTAGTCCTTTTAAGACTCCTAACCAACGATTACGAATAAGTGCAAACTCGTTGATAATCTTTTCGTAGTCAACAACGTCTGCCTCACCGTCAACGTATTTTTCAACGTCACGGCTTGACAGAGCTCGTTGATAGTTTTCAAGATATTTCTTAAAAAATGAACTACGCAACCTACGTAATTCAATGTTTAAGTACTCTAAGATTGCTTCAATTTCTTGAAGTTGATTAAAACGATGTTCCACAATACCTGGTAAAGATGCGGCTGCTTTTTCAACATTGCCAGATAACTTTACTTCTTGTTTTGCTTCAATTAGTTCTGTATCATAAAATTTTATTGCATCAGTTATTTTACCAATGTCTCTAGATATCTCAGAGTACCAACCCATTACTCATCCCATTCTTCGTCGTCTTCGTAAACATCCCCTTCGTCCATATCTAGATAATAATAAATTGCACTGTCTAGTACACTGTCAGTACCTAATGAATCTTTTAGTGTTTCATCACTAACACCGTAATCTGCTAATAGGTCTATGAACCTTTCTGCAGCCACTTCAGTATTTTTTTTATCTAGGTACTCTTTAAAAAGGGACCAAACTTCAGAGATTTGTCGTTCGTCTAACATTTGTATAATTACTCCTCAATTAACTCTTCAGGTTGAGACTCCACTTCGGGTGCCTCATCTGAGGTATTTACCAAATGTTCATGCTTTTCACCAAACTCTGACATAACACGGTCAAGTAGTTCGCCAGTCCAGTTTTTACGATACTCTAAAATTTCTTCGCCGTCAACAGTTACATATTTGTAACGGTTACCTTGCTTCTCAAGGATCTTCCATTTTTCAAACATATCAAACAACCCACTATACGGGTCCATTCCTGTTTCATATGGAATCTTAACTTGTACTCCTTCAAACGGTTTAGCATAACGAGTCTTCATAACCTTACAAGCGGCACGAATACCGTTTACTTCTGAAGTCTTGTTACCATCCTCATCTTCTTTTAGTTTCAACTTCTTCATTGCAACTACAATAGATGATGCATAGATAAAGCCTTGACCACCGCTGATCTTGTCATCTGGGTCAAACATATCTTGTGATGCATATGTATGATTAGTACATACTAGTCCTACGTTGTGACTACCAAACATATTCACGGTATTACGTACAAGTGATGTTAGTGCTTTAGGCTTACGGCCCATATCACCTTTCATATCACCTTTGTTAAACTGATCAACGTCAGTAGGTGTTAGCAACATACCTAGTGAGTCAACAACAAACAATACCTTAGGACGGTCTTCTTCGTTCATTGCTTTGTAGTCTGCCATAAACGTACTAATAGTTTTAGCAACGTCATCAATCATTGACATGTTAAGTTTCAGTAGTTTATCTTCTGAAGTATCTACATCAAGTGCTTGTAGCCATGCTTCGTCAAGTGCGTTCTGAGTCAATAAGAACGACATAGATACCTTGTTCTTGTGCCGCCTTTACAATGTTGCCTGAACAGATGTACGATTTACCTGCGCCAGATTCTCCTGCAAAAACAGTTACTTTACCTAGTGGAATACCTTTGTTAAAGTCTCCTGAGATAAGATAGTTGAGTGCAAAGTTGCCTGTGCTAATCCAATCAGTAGGATCGTTAAATCCTGCACTCATGCCTGTAATGGATTTAGTTAACGAAGTGCGAAACTTCGTAGGATCAAATGCTTTTGATGCCATGTGTTATTTCTCCTAATCTAAAAGCAATGTGGGGGATTGCTCCCCCGCTAGTATTACTGTCCTTGACGTGCGCGGATCATTGCAAGAATGTCTTGTGCGCCACCACCTGTTGCTGGTGCTTCTTCTGCCGCTGGTGCAGGAGTCGGATCAGGAGTAAATGGTGCTTCTTCAGCAACCGGAGTAGGTGTTGCTGCTGGTGCAGGAGCACTTTGACTTGTAGCAGTTGCGTTTGCACTTGCCGCTACATTTGGATCACCTGTACGTGCTGCCATACCTGCTGGACGGAAATATTGACCCCAACGATCTGCGTCATACGCTTCACCGTTTACACTTGCTTCAAACATTTCACTCATAACTTTTAGTTCTACCTCACCTGGTTTCTTAGGTAAGTAGTCTGACAAGTTGAACAATCCATGTGTATTAACAGCCTGCATTTCAGCATCACTTAGTGGACGCTCTCTACGTGCCCAATTACTTGTGCCGTAGTCTGCATAGCCACCTTTTGATGTTTTGTTAAGACGGAAGTCTACACCAGCAGTATAATCTGTTGGCAATTCTTCCATGTCTGGATGCATCAATGCTGCCTTAATGATCTGGAAGATTTGTGGACCAATAATGAATCTACGGATTGGGTTCTCAGGTGTTGTGTCATCTGTTAACGGATTGTCTACAACAAAGCCTTGGAAGATATATGAACGTTTCTTCCAATATTTGCGACCCATGTCTTCTAGACTTGCGTCTTTGAACCAGCCACGAACTTCGTTAAGAATATTACATGACTCGCCATACATTTCCATACAAGGAACTTGTACTTGTACTGGGCGTGAATCAGTTTCACCTTTGATACCTGCGAAAGGTAACTTAATTAGTAAACGCTCTTTCCAAAAGAAAGTATTGTCTGTATCGCCATCTGGAAGGAAACGCATCGTTGCTGATTCGCCTTCTTTAATATTCCAAAATGGGTAAATTGCGTTATCGCCTCCACTTGACTGAGTGGATCCAGTTGAGCGTAGTTCTTGATCTTTGAGCTTTGCTCGGATTTCTGCTAATGATGCCATAGTGCCTTTTCTCCTATATGTTATGCCTATATGCTTTGTGCCTATTTGTGTAGCACAGTGTTAATAATACACTCTACTACTTAGCGTGTCAAGTCTTTTTTAAAGAAAAACTTGGAAAACTTCAAAAGGTTAGCCAAACTATTAAAGTCCGGCTAGTCCTCTAATTCTATTCAATTCTGTACTTTCGCTATCCATTTGTTGTGGATGCATCTCCATTTGATACTGGTCATATGTTTCGCGAATTTTTTCAATAAATGCTTTTGCTGGTTCAATTAAACTTTCACCGTAGTCTTTTTCGATCTTTGTTAATACAGCAGTTTCACCTTTTGGAAACTCACCAGTATGACGGTCAAACATTGAAAGAATAAATTCACTTATTGGTAATTTCTTTTCTTTCTTTGGCGATAGTTTATCAGCACCGACTTTGCTTAGTGAACCATCTGGACCAATCTTAACGTCTATTGTATCGTCACTTTCTGCAAACGCCTTATCAGCGGCTGCTTGGGTTTGTGGTCCTAACTTCATTGCTGGTCCACCTTTCTGATTGCTACCTTCTGGTGGAATCATTATATATCTAGCAGGACTTCTAATGACTGCACTGTTACTGCCTGCACGTTTATTTTGAATAATAACCATGCCGCTATTTGTATCTTTAATTGCTGGTACATTTCCAGCAACAGCATGATCGTATGTAAAAGAAACAAATCCGTTACCTAAATCTTTTTCTCCTGCGGCTTTATTCATAGCAACTTGCTTGTCTAATGTGTGGTCATCCGCTTGTGGCTCTTGGCCTGGTTGACGCAGTGTAATACCACCTTCTGCAAATTGACCTAGTGCCTTTTCAATTGCACTTTCAAATTCTGCTTCTGGATCATAATGATCAACTTGCATATTTGCTTTGCCTTTTAATCCAAATTGCTTTGCTATTGCTTCTACAGCAGGACTAGATTCAAGTCCTTTTTCTTTGATGTATGAATATAAACATTCTAGCGTATTGCCTTGGCATACACCCATAACTCTACCAGCAGCAGTTTCGTCGCCTGTTACTTTAACAATATGGGTTGCTAACGCATCTTCTGCTTTTGCTTCTTCTTCACTACCAAGTACTGCGTCGCCTACTGCACTTGCTGCTTGTTTAACACCTGAAGCAAACTTGTCCCAAGTAGGACCTTCACCTAGTACATCTTCTGGACCTAATTCTTTTGCTTTAGTAACTTCGCTTACTAGTTTGTAAATGTAAGGAAATACATCTGATAATTCTTCGTTAAACTGTCTAATAGTTAGTTGATCAATCCAGTTTTCAACTACATCTTCAGGAACTTCTTCCAATATTGGTGCTTCAAATCCTTCAAATGCTTCTTTGTAGTATGATTCTTTTTGTAAAGAAGATACAGTCTTTTTAACCGTTTCAATTCTTTCTTTAACTGCATCCATGTACTCGCCTAGGCTTTCTGCCATTACACTCGAACGATTCATGTATGTTTTAAACTTCTTTAAGTTTGCTAATTCTTCTGATAGTCCAGTAATATGCTTACCAAAATCATCGTATGGGTTGCCACCTTCAGCAACGTGACGAGCCATTGCTCTTGCACCATTTAAATGTTTGAAAGGATACTTAAATCTTTCACCATCTGCACTTTCAACGTATATGGAACCAAGCCCTTGAATTCTGCCTGTAGCACTTTCTTGGTTAATTGGTCTAATGTGCTTGATTGCTAAACGAGCATTTCCTACCTTTTGATAACTAGTAGTTGCTGTACCATACATTTTTGATTCCATCTTGGATTCTCCGAATTTCTTATTACTATTATTTACTAAAAATTTGTAATCTCTTTTATCTAGATTAGATTTTGTAATATTGCGTGTATCAAAACTTAACATTCTTTTTTTAGCAAATACTCTTAACTCTTTTAAAAAATTGAACCATTTGTTTTTAGTAATTTCATCTTCATTTGTAACAAAATCATTACTATACATTACTGTTACTGCTTGATCTGTTAATGTAACGTTAATTTTTCCTAAAGGCTTTCCGTCGCCCATATAGTCAAAGTCAAAGAAACGAGCCTCTTGAGGTACGTTAGTTACCTCACCTTTTTCGTTACCAAGCGTAATAGTAGGAAATCTTCCTCTAATCTTGTTAAACAAATCATTTGCAATAATATCAAGGTTCTTCATGTAAGTATTTATCAATAATTGGTGCTAACGAATATTGGCATTGGCGGCTCATAATCATCGTAATCTTCTGTTTGATTAAACGTATTATATACCCTAGGATCCCAATCTTTTAATACAGCCATCATTCTAATCGCTAATAATGTTGCAGAAATTAAATCGTCAGTTGATCCTAATTTTGCTTGATAACTGCTTCCTGTAGCAATAAAATTTTTAAGTTCACTTATTAAAGGTTTACTGTGTATTTTCATTTTTTCATTTTCAATCATTGTCTTTAAACGACTACAAGCAGTAATTTTAGTTGAGTGTGTTGTATTAAATCCTTTACGGAATTTTCTTACGTGTCCTTTTCTAATAGGTTCAGACACAAAAAGTCCAGGAATATTTTCTTCCCCAAAATCGTTTATAACGATCAGCGCCGCTTCACCAATTCCATTGTTTTCAACGCTCCAGTACACACTGTTAGATGATTTAGTTTCTTCTGCAATGTACTTACATATATCAGCAAGTATTCTTATTTGACCGGGTATAGCAGTTGTATTATGTTGCCATTCTGCTACCTGTTCATAACTAGGTAATTCGTATACTTCTATAGCAGAGTAGTCGCCTCCTGTACCCATGCTTGGATCTAATGCAACAGCATAGGTATATTGACTTGATGGTTTTTTATACCAACGGGTTTGTCCCATATTAATAATAGGACTATCGCCTTCCATATTTGCAAGATGTATACTATTAATAAGTGTTTCGTCAAATACTAAGAATTCGCATCCGTATTCACGGCGGAAACGTTCCTCTCCAATACGACCAATTTCAGCATCACGCCAATCCTCGTCTCTATCTGGATGTTCTTCCCAACTTGCTCTAAATGCATGGAAACCATTAATACCTACTTCTTGTTCATTACCGTGAGAATCAAACTTTTCTTCTGCTTGTTTCCAAATAGTAGCAAAAGTATCTTCGTCTGAGTTTGGTGTACTAGTAATAATAGCACGACCACCTGTTGCTAGTGTAGGTGATATTGAAGTCCAAAACTCTTCCGCAATGTTAGGCTGTACGAACGCAAACTCGTCACAGTATAGTAACGAAATAGACATACCACGTCCAGTAGTACCTGTTGTTGTTTGACTTACAATACGGCTTCCGTTTTCAAACTCCATACTACCTTTATTATATGATATAACACCTGCTCTAATATAATCTGGACACAACTCATAAACATATCGTATACGTTGCATAATCTCTTGTGCGCCAGTATACTTGTGTGCAGCAATAAGAATAGTTTGGTCTGGATGAAACATTGCATACCAACACAAATAAATGGCAGCACAAGTTGTCTTACCAGTTTGTCGTGGCATCATATTAATGTTAAAACGATATGTGTGATAACTGTGCATCAGACGTAACTGATACTCGTAAGGATCAAACAATAATTTACCTCTTACAGGATGTTGTATAAAAGCAAACTTACGTGCAAAATGTAAATAGCCGTCGTTAGGATCCATGCACAGCATCAGGTCCTGAATCTGCTCTTCTGTAAAAGTTTCTTTTGTATGCGCCTTTTTAGTTAAGACACCGTCTAATGATTTACCCATACAACTATTTAACCATTTAATTTAGGCAGCATGAAAAAATCAATAAATATGATTATGGCATATGTACACGTTATTATTGGAGGACCTGGATCAGGTCAAGAACACATTTCTAAAGATCTTGTTGAATATCTTAATGAGCTGTGTCCTGGTCAAACTTCTAAAGGAACTAATAGAGTTAAAGAAATTAAATGGGGAGCCTTAAAAAATTGGGATCCAAATATTGCAGAGGCAATGCATATTGGCATTATTTTAAGAAAAGTTTCTGCTATAAAATTTAATAATCCTGAGGTTGAACATATTGTAATAAGTGGTGCATATGGTATATGTCACTGGAACAAACTAAATTTACTTGGTCCTAATAGTTCTCTTTACTTTGTAAGACGCACTAGCGAAATTGATGCTATTGAATTTACAGAAAATTTCTACAATAAATCTCTAACAGACACACTTGGTCCTGACCAGAAAGATGGGTTTATTAGTTGGGCAAGAGAAATGCACGAAGATTTAGATCGTGCAGTTTCTAAGTATGAAGGAATGTGGATACCTTACAGTGAGTTTGTTACTGGGCCACATGGTAGTGTTATTGTTGTACCGCCTACATTAAATGAGGCTGCTAGTAAACAAATTTTAGTTTACAAACAATAAATTAAGAAGATTTTTTATTACCTTTAATTTTGCCAGATGCTTTCATTCTAGCAATTTTAACATCTTCCCAGTTGTTTTTACCATCTTTGTTTTGATCAATTTGTTTTTTCTCATTTAAAGCAGCCCAAAGTTGTTCTTTGATAGATGCTTCAACGGCCATTGCATTATCGCCATCTTGTGCTTTTGCATATGATTTCTTTGATCTATTGATGCCACCTGCTAGGTCATGTATCATGTAATTGTCGTCTTTGTATTCTTCGTCTGGCTCGTTGTCCCACTCGTCAACAAGTTCATCAACTGAATCTTCTAAACCTTCTTCTGGTTCATGTTCGTCTGATGCCATTGCCATTAAATTTACCATATCATCGTGGCTATTAGTAGGAGCAGGAAGTTTCATTGGTGCGCTTCCGCCTATTCCTGCATTCTTTAACAAGTCAACAAGATCTGAAATATTTTCTTTTCCAGATGCATTCATTGATACGTTCATTGAAACTGGAGTGCCTTGTTGCTTTGCTGGCATAGGTGCCATTTCCGTTCCGCACTCACTAACTTTATTAAGAGATTCTAATATAGATTTCATACCGTTCTTGTCTGCTGAATGTGTACTCTTTTTACCTTTTTCAGCCGCATCAAAATTGCGTAAAATATTTAACATACTGTTATTCATTTGTTGTTTCCTTATCACGTTCTTTACGGGCTGTTTCTAATTCTTTTAATAGATCCATTACTCTATTACCTGCAACAGATTTTTGTGCGCTTTCGCCACCCATATCTTCTGTATTTAATAACGCCTCATATGGCTTAGATTCGTCAGTTGTTTCCATTTGTTGTTGTTCAATAGGATCAAATTCGCCTCTAACAGTAATATGACTATGAGGAATTACACATTGATCAACTAGGTATCTTTCTAAAATATGACTAGTTGTTGGATAGTTGACTTCAACATCAAATGAAGTAACTTCCATATTTTGTAATTGCGGGAAATCTAATGGCTTTTCTTGGATTGGTGTTCTTTTGGCACTGCCAATTTTTACAACATCATATTTGTCTAATGCTGTTTCTAAGTGCTTGGTAAATTTTTCAGGCACATCACCAGCAATACGTACTGTAAATTTGTACGTCTTTTTTGATTCCATTAAATAATGATAAAAAGTTTTCATCGCATACGTTCCCATCTTTGTATTATTTATCCATATTCTTAAGTTTTTCTAGTAGACTGTTACGGTCAGTAACTACATAGCCATCACCATTAACAACGCCGCCACCTTCTCCTGCATCGTTATCAAGTTTTTCTTTTTTAAGTTGCAATTCAATCATCTTTAATTTTTTATCCATTTTTGCAACTTTAGCATCTAATGATGTTTTTAACATATTACCTGCAACTTCAAAAACACGACCACTATATCGTGCTTCAACATTCATGCCCAAATCCATTAATTCGTCATAAGCAGTTAATGCACGATTAGCAATATCTTCTAATTCTGCATCTGCTTTATCACCTAAACCTTTTACCATAGGTAATGCCGCAGAAATTTTGTCAAGTTCTGCTATATTACGAAAACTATCTTCATGAGAAACTTCGTGCTTCTTTTGTGCTTTTTCTTGTGCTTCTGCCTGTTTAATAATTTCTCTACTATCAGGCATGTTTAATAATTCTTCTAGTTTCTTTGTCATAATACTATACCATTATATGCTACTATTATTTAGTCATTATTTCCTACGACCTTGATGGAATATGTCACCTTCGTTAATAACTCTAAAAAATATACCTTTTTGTTTTGCCCAAGCTCGTGCAGCAGTCCATTTTGCTTGATTAATTACCCAGTGTGCTTGATTGGCTCTACTTTTTCCTAATTGTTCTCTAAATGTTTGATTAGCAGGTTTTACTTCTATTAATTCTACACGTTGTTTGCCATTAACGTCATTATATGCAATAAAGAAATCAGGCACATAAATTGTATGTTTTCCTGTTAGGGGATTTTTATATGGTATACGTATTGCTTCACTTGCCCACTGACTTACACTAGGATGCTCGTCACAAAATTGCATGAAACGGTATTCCCATCCTGATCGATATGTTGGTGTTTTTGTTCCTACATACTTATCGGGGTTTTTAAGTGTAAATTTACCCTGAGCAAACCTTGACATTTTTACACCACAATGTTTCTTCGTTCCTCTTTGGTTAATGAATCAGATTGATATTTGTAACCAATTGAACTAGTACGATCTCTACTATTATTCATAATAGTTGCTACTAAATTACTTACTTGAACTTTGTCTAGTGTTTTAAGTGTATCTAAAATTTTAAATACTTTAACGCCTTCTATTTTTGCTTGAGTTAAAATCTGTGCTGCAATAGTTACAGCAGCAGTTTTTTCCCAACCTCTATTCTCAAAGAATCCTGTAACAGCATCAACATCATTGCTTGCAAACTGTTGTGGAGTGTCGTAATATTTGTCAAATAACTCGGTTGTACGATCATCTGATGTTTGTTGCGATTTTGGTTTTGCTGGTAAACTACTTGACATATTAAGTTCCTAATACTTGATTTTGTATTGCTTGTTTTGCACTAGCAGGCAATGCATTATATGCTGCATTAGATTCATTCACTCCGCCTGCACCTCCACTTGCTTGATAAGTTTGTTGAAACTGTTGTCTCATAGCAGAATCTAGTGCTGCTGGATTATTTGCTAAATTACTTCCTTGAGCAGCACTAGCCAAGGCACTTGCCCCTAATACTCCTGCTGTTGCTAACGCAATATTGTTAAACGATCCGTTACCTGATGATGGAAATAGTGTTTGCGCAACACCGCTAACGTTTGTTCCGCCTGGTACTGCACTAGATATGCCACTAAGAACAGCATTAATTCCTTCTTGGCGTAATCCGTCTGCTGATAAGTTTTTAACATTACTAATTAACTGTGCAGCCCCTAAAATTGTCTGCAATGGGTTTTTATATGTAGTTTCCCCGCCAGTAATAAATCCATACACGTTTGCTGCTTGACCTAATATACTAGATAGGCCGCCACCGTTTAATGAACTTGGAGTAACATCGTAATGTGTTTGTTCGCCAAATCCTTTAGGATTGCTGCCTAACGTAATATTACCTCTGTCATAGAATACTGCTTCATATTGTACAGTAATAGTATTGGCCATTATGCCGCCATCTGAATGATCAACACTATCATGTTGCCAAGAAGTAATTGTTGGATTTACTAAGGTATATGTTGTATATGCTTTTCTTGACAGTACACTAATTTGTATGTTATTAAAGAATGGTATTGTTTGATTATTATCTAAACCGTATCTATATTCATTTCGTTTAGTATTTTTGTATGTATTATCGCCGTCGCCCGCTTTGTTATATGCACCCGGATCACCTTTCCAGTTGCCGTCTGCAAATTGATATCTATAATATGCTTCAAGTAATGCTGTAGTTACACCGTAACTATCATCGTGAAATGTTATAGTTATTGGTTCATACCTAATCGATGTAAGAACTGTTTTCTTTCTATTATATTTGTTTTTAGTTTCTGCCTCTGCACTATACTTAGGCAAATCAGCAGACTTTACAAGCATACCTATTTCAGTTTTATGCTTTTCTTCTAGTTCTGGAAGTATACTTGCAGGTGCCGAATTTAATTGAAAGAAACAGTGAAATAGATGTTTCTGTTTTGGAGCAAACTTTAAATTTTCATTAATAAAAAGTTTACTGGCATGTGCGTAGTCGCCAAGGTTACCCTTGGGACTTAATAATGCACTACCTAATTGATCTAAAAAACCTGTAAATGATGCCATAATAATATTTATCCTTATTAATTAACCACGTACATAATAATAAAGAGGGTACTAGACCCTCTTTATTAGGTTTAAAAGATTAAACGCCGCCGCCAGTTACTAGCGTGTTAACTGTACGACCAATTGCTGTACCAATACCAGTACCTTGCGGTGTCTGGATAGCGTTATCATACTGCATCTCTAAAGTTACAGTAACCGCTTCGTTATTAGCATAAGCAAGTTCATTGTAGTTTGCGTTTGTTACAAAACAACCATATAGTTCAAATGTTTCTAAAACAGTTGGAGTGTTAGCACCGTTACCACCGTCTAGAATTTCTATACGTGTTGTAAACTTGTAATCTTGTCCTGATGCTGCACTTGACTGCTCGTAGAAGTCGAACTGCTTCTGAATCTGTTCACCAACTAGTTTCTGAACGTTGTTGTTTACATCTTCACGTAGTGTTAATGTAATTGGGTTCCAAGTGTGTCTACCTGCCAAATATGCTTTTGAGTTATAAACATCTAATGTTATTGGTTCAAAAGCAACTGTTGGGCGTGAAACACTTACAACCTGTTTAGTTAGTTCAGTAGTTGGCGTACTAACACCAAAGTTTTCCAGTGACACTCTAAAGCGATACTGGAGTTTTGGCATCAACAGACCCTGATTAGAAGCACTATCTCCGCTTGCTAATGGAACTGTAATCTTTGATAATGTTGAAATCGCCATTTAATTTGCTCCTATCTTAATATATTTATGCCTTTAGAGTCCTGCAATTTCACCGGTATTTTTCAAGCGTAGTGGAATGTAAATAAATTCAACTGCTTTAACTGGTTCTATAGCAATATCTAGGTATAGTTCGTTTCTGTCAATTCTGCTTGGAGTATTGTTACTTTCGTCACAAACTACCAAGTAGTCATACAATGCTCTTTGACCTACTAACTCAAGCAATAGACTCTCTGCTGCTTGTTTGATCTCATCGCGTGTGATCTTGTCATTTGGTTCAAAGATGTATGGTTTAGCCAATGCTTGTAATTGACTGCGTAAGTAGATAACCAAACGTGCTACGTTGATTCTATCTAATGAACTGTTACCTCTTGAACGTGTCTTCTGTCCGTAAGCAACTAAACCTGCGCCTGTGATAAATGTTACAGGGTTAACCTTGTTAGCATATAATGTATCACGTTGGCCTTCGTTTAGTGCAACTGGTACAAATTCGCCTTCGCCATCAACATAACCTGTTGAACTAGCGTTAGTGATTCCGCCACGTCTAATACCTGCTGGTGCAAACCATGGATAAGCAACTTGGTCACTTAGTGCAATAGTTCTTAGCATCATGTGACTTGGTGGAACAACAACGTTGTTGCCAAAGTTGTCGCTTGTGAAGCCCCATGGGTAATAGACACCTAAGTACTCGTCTGATGTTACTAGACCACGATCGTTATCTTCAACTGCTAAATTAACGTTAGTTGCCCATTCATTTAATGAAGTAGCATCAGGTGTTAATCTTGCTGGTGAATCACCAACAACAAATGCACTTAGGCCTCTGTCATAGTTTAGACTAATTAGTTCGCCAATTAGTTCTGGATAACCTGGGCAAGCCATTAAGTTCCATAGTCTAGATTCGTTGTCACGAATTGCATCATTGCTGTTAACAAGTGCTTGTAGAGCTTGTACAACAACTTTGCGTTGTGCTTTACGACCAAATGAACCACTACCATCGTTTTGGTTTCCTGATTCAGTTACCCAACGATGCTCATAGTATGTTTCCATATTCTCGTCATTAAAGCGAATGTTTTCATCATTTGTATCAATGTAGTTGCGTACAAATTTCTTAACGTTGAATCCAGAACGTCTTAGGTTCCATAGTAGCATACCTTTTGGATACAATGCGCCGTCTGGTGCATCTGGATCTAAGAAGTTACTTTCTAGTAAGTCAGTAATATCTGCTGCTTCTTCTTGGCTACCTGCTGTACCCCAACGTGCATCTGCAAATAGTACACCATTTTCAGTTGTTTGATCTGCTTTGTCAAGTAGTTCCCAACGATTTTTAATTGGTGTGTTTAGTTTGTTTGCATTAAAGCGATAAATTTGTGGATAGTTTTCAATGTCTGAAGTGTCAATCCATAAGTCGCCGTTTTTAAGTGCAGTACCGTCTGATTGTAGTTCTGGAGTTGATGCTGAAACAATAGGACCGTTAGGGTCAGTTTGCTCATTTGGATCTGCATCATAATATGGTGAAGTAGCAGTTAAGTAACCAACCCAAGTATCACCATCGTGAACCATTAAGTCAACTTCGTCAACAACTGAACTGTACCATAAAGCACCGTCTGCTGTTAGTGCAGTTACTTCGTTATCACTTGCTTCGTATGTTAATGTTTTCCATAAACTTGCTTGTAGTTCTAATGGTGATGTTGAACCATCAGTACCTGGAACATAATACAAGTTTGGTGTGCCACTTGAAGAACTAACAAATGCAGCAAAACCTGCTTCTGTTAGTACACCGTCTGTGTCAACAAAACGGATATCGCCGCCTAATGCGTGTGTAATTGTAACTCTATTTTGTGAATCAACTGAAGCACTAACATTATCAATGTTAGCAGCATTAATTGCACCTGCTAGATCTGATGCATCAGTTGTAGTACCTGTATAAGTTACATTAACTGTAACTGGAGTACTAAATGCGTTACTGTTAGCATCTGTAGCAGAAATATCAAAATCTCTTGATCCTGCTGTTAATGTTCCAGCAAGTATTTTGTTACCACGAACACTGGTTGGAGCAGCATTTTCTCTGCGGAAAATTTTAAATGTTGCTAATGGATCTGAATCTCCTGCAACATTATACTGAACATAAAGGTCGCCTGCTGCTAGACTTGCGCCGCCGCCTGAACGATCTAATTCATATAGTGCTTGCTCATTTGAAGGATAAATTGGAGCAGCAAGTGTATCCCATGCTAGTGTTTCACCGTTAAACACTTTAACTCTCCACTTAGCACCTGCATTAGGCTCAGTAGTTTTAACCCATACAGAGCCAGTTGGGCGTGGAGCACTATCACCTGATTTAAATTCAGGTACACTTGTATGCTTACTAATTTGTAGTGCTGGTGCATAGTATGTATCAGCCTCAATACCTAACTCAGTTAGTCTGTCACTGTCGCCACCTATTGCAATACTTGCAGCATTTTCTGTGTCTGCAAACAACTGTAGTCTACTATCAACAACTGCGGCTAATACGCCACTAATTGCCAAACCGTTAATTGTTGCAGCAACGTCAGTTACTGAATCACTTGAATTGATTGCTACAGGAGTAGTGTTAATTGTAATGTTGGCTGTTGCAGCAAATGTTGGATTAGCATTATCTGCTCTAACTGTTGGATGACTGTTTGACCAATCTGCGCTACCAACCATTACCCATTCGCCTGCTGTTAAACCTGGGCAGTTACCTTCTGACTTGTACCATAATGTGTTAAGCGTTGTAATGGCAACAACTGCATAATCTCCTATAGAACCTACCGATGCTTTAGGAGCACCTGGTGCAGTAATTGAACCTGTTACAAATGACACGTCAGTAATAACAATTGGCTCTTGATTAGCAAAACTTTGGCCGCCAGTAGTTGTTACTGGTGCGCTGTTCCATTCTTGGATACCAAATTTGGTTGTTGATGTATCAAACCAATATGTTCCAGACTCTGGAAAAGCAGCAGGTGCAGTTGCACTTGGCTGTATTTCGTTTAGGTCAATGTCTGCTCTAATGACCCATGCTCTGTTGCTAATACCTAAATATGAGTATGCCGCTTGTAGACCGTATTCATTTATCTCTCCTGCATGGATTGGATTGTTATTATTGTCTACTTGGAAAAGCGGATCTCCAAAGGTATCTGCTAAATCTCTTTGTGATGTTAACAGGTAAGGTTTACCTGCGTTTGCTTTTAATGTACCTGCTGCTGTTCCTGTACCAGAAGCGTTTGCTTTGTCCTGTGCTGATACAACGAAGATTGCAGGAGTTGTCCCTGGTTCAGCGGGAGTATAAAAACTCTCGTCAATAACCTTAACTTCTACACCTGGTGATACTAATGCCATTTTTGTTTTCTCCTATAGGAAATAGATTTCTATTCATTGTATTTATTCATTTGAGTAAAAAAAGATGGGCAAAGCCACTAATAAAAGGGGTTGAAAAGGTGAGGTAAATAACTATATGAGACCTTTATGCAAATGCGGACAACGACCATCTGCTATAAATTACAAAAAGAATGGAAGAACTTACTATCGTAAGTTGTGCGAGGTATGTTTACGCAACGGACTTAACCACGGAATACCTAAATGGAAACAGCGTGGTTATGAAAAAAAAGAATACTGTGAAAAATGTGGTTATAAATCTAAGCACCCAGAACAATTTAATGTCTTTCATATAGACGGAAATTTAGATAACTGTCGTCCTAACAACCTGAAGACGATATGTGCAAACTGTCAACGTCTAATTCAGAAGGAAGGAATCCGTTGGAAGCAAGGGGATTTAGTCCCCGATTTTTAAAGATTGTTTTTATTAAAACATCAACATTCTTTTCAAGTCTTGCTAAATCACCATTATTGTCAATAGTGTAGTTGCACATCCACTGCTCAATAGTCATACTAGTTGCAGGCTCTAAGTGACAATGATCTGAACGATCTACCCAAATAGCATAATCAAAAATTTCTTCGTTTTGCATTGCAAAGAATTCGCGTTTGTTGCGTAGTCCACAATAGATATCATGTTGGGCAAATAGATTACGTCCTAATCTAGCAAGATCGTCTTTACAGTAAGCGTGAATCATGTCGTACCATTCTGTACGGTGGTTATGTCTATCAGCATAACATTCTTCTTCATCTTTATAACCGTACTTGTCTTTTAGATCGTTAAAAATAAAAAGTTCGGAACAGAATTTAGAACTAGACTTAAATTTGTATCCATAACGTTCTAATAATTCACAGACAGTATCTTTACCGTGTCTGCCGTGTCCTACGACTAAAAGTTTTGGTAATTTCATTAAGAAAGTCTCCTATAATTCTCTATAGTTTACTATAAAGTAAGGAGTATGTCAAGCAGTTTTTAACCGATGGTAAAACCGTATCCTACGCCACCTGGAACTGATTTTGAAACTTCGTCTTCAAGTTTTTCCATTTCTGCTTGTGCTTCGCCTTTTAAGGCATCACCATTTAACTGGCCGCCACCTTGTGGACCAGCAATAGTAGCAAACTTTGAACGTGCTTCGCCTAACATAAATTTACAAGAAGCAAGTGTATAGTCTTTAATCCACTGTTTTGCTAGGTAATCATCAAGTAGGTTTTCATCAGGACGATAATTGTAACAGTAGAGTAATAGTTCTTCTTCTGTTCTTGGACGCTGTAGCAATGTTAATTGTTTAGTTGTTGTGTTCCATTTAAATTCAATAAACGAACCAAACATACGGCCAACTAATTCTTGATACTGACTAAAGAAATCATATGTTGCTAGTCCGCCCATGTTAGAACTTGATAGCAAATAAGTATTTGTGTATGCAAGATTGAATGGCTCAAACAATGTTCCGCCATCTCCGCCGCCACTACGTGAACCAATACTTCTGCGGAATATTTTACGTACTTCTACTACTTCTTGAGGTAGTGTGTAAGAGTTCTGATCTACTACTGTGGGTAAAAAAACATATGATTCTTCAACTGAGTTGTCGCTACGTTGTCTAAAACGGCTAAATGCCTTTTGTAATGCTGTTTCGTAATGTACAGGGTCAAGTTCAACGTCAACCATGCCGCCACCAAGCATTGCATAAACATAGTCAAATACTTCTTGTTTTTTTGTTTTTAAATTAGCCATTCAAACAGTTCTCCATATAGTATTTATGTTCTGATAAATAGTTGTATGCCAAGATTATCTCTGTACAGGCCCGAAAAGGGCAAAGATTATAACTTCATAGATAAACGAATCTATGAAATGTTTACTGTTGGCGGTACTGATCTATTTGTTCACAAATATTTAGGACCCGCAAATCCAGACGAAGAAAACGCGACTGCGGATCAACCGCATTATGATTCTGTAAAAGAAACAAATATTCAAGATTTGTTGTTTATGGAAAATAGAGATAGAAAATACGATCCAGACATTTACAGTATTCGCGGAATTTATAACGTACAAGATCTTGACTTTAACCTAAGTCAATTTGGATTGTTTTTAGCAAATGATGATATGATTATGGTAACTGTTCATATTAACAGTAGTGTAAAAACATTAGGACGTAAAATTATGCCTGGCGATGTAATTGAACTGCCACATTTAAAAGACGAATACGCATTAAATGATTATAGTGTAGCACTTAAAAGATTTTTTGTAGTAGAAGATGTAAACAGAGCCGCAGAAGGATTTTCACCTACTTGGTATCCACATTTGTACAGACTCAAACTTAAACGAATTATGGATAGTCAGGAGTATAAAGAAATTTTAGACCTTCCTGCAGAAGAAGGAAGTAACAATACACTACGAGAATTACTTTCTACTTACGAAAAAGAGATGCAAATTAATAACGCCATTGTACAACAGGCAGAAGC